CGGTCCCTCGCCGGTCATCACCCAGACAAGAGAAACATCCATCCCACGCGCAAGCGCTATGCAGCGCTCACGGGACGGATCGGCATTGCCATCTCGCCACTTTCTCACTACGGACTCTGATGCTCCGCACTTTCGTGCGAGCGCGGCGATGCTGCCAGCCATGACAGCCAGCTCTTGAACGCGCGCACTGAAGGCGTCCGATTCATGGGTCGCGAATCGGACGTCTGCGTCCGATTCCGCGCGCGCGTCCGATTCAATCATATGTTTTTGTTTTTCCTTAGTTTTCATCGCTTAGCCATCCTATGGTGCGGCGCAGCGGAATCGGACGCGCTAAAAAGAGTTGACAGCCGCTATAAAGTGCGTATCGTGACCACCTATCCATCGCTTAGACATAACGCGGACACCTCGGGGCAAAACATGGCGAACAAAGCAGCTCTTTCTTCCGACCAGGTGCGCCAGCGTCTACGCCAACGCGGTGAGACCATCACCAGTTGGGCCAAGCGCCACGGCTACCCCCGCAAGGCCGTCTACCGCGTCATGAGCGGAGCCGACAAAGCCTGGTATGGCCGCGCACACGAAATCGCCGTCGCCCTCGGCCTGAAACTCCATCCCGAGAAGGCCCAACCGGAGCCTACCACGTCGGCCAAGCATCGCAATCCGCAAGCGCGCGTGGCCGCCTAGACATCATGCGCCGCCTTCAGACAACGCCGGCGCAGGCCGGCAGGGGATCAGCCGGTCAGTGCCCCGCGTTCTTGCGCGCGAAAACCCCGGCAGCGCGTGCGTCGGTCCGCCACGTCGTGGCCAGGTCACATCGTTCGGCCTGTCTATCCGCCGGCGCGAGCGCGCCCCGAGCCGGTGGAGGTGGCGCGTGAACCGACGCGACACCTCCACCGGCGACCTGTTCGTCGACATTCCCCGCCCGGCACCGGCGCTGCCGGCGACGATGGACTTTCGCGGCGAGCTGTCCGCCCTGGTCGGCGACATGCTCGCCGAAGCGCGCCGCGCCGACGACAGCCGCGACCGCTACGGCATCTGCGCGGCCATGTCGCGCCTGACCGACCACGATGTGACCAAGCCCATGCTCGACGGCTACACAAGTGCGGCCCGCGAAGCCTTCAACCTGCCGTTCTGGCTGGTGCCAGCCCTCGAAACGGCCTGCGATTCCACCCGCCTGACCGAATGGCTAGCCGCCAAGCGCGGCGGCCGCGTCCTGCTCGGGCCGGATGCCCTCGATGCCGAAATCGGCCGCCTCGAGGGCGAGCGCGAGGTCGTCGCCGACCGTCTGCGCGAGCTTCGCGACCTGCGTCGGAGGGTTCGCTGATGGCTACCTCTTTCCGCCGTCGATCACGCCGCGAAACCAGGGCGGCCTACTGCCGTCGGGTGGAAGAAGAAGTTCGTCGCATGTGCGCGCACCTTCGCGAGAAGCAAAGCCTGCGTGCTCGTCTTGTATGGCAGCGGCTACGTGGAGAAACTCCTCCCGAAGGCCCGCAAGATCCAGAAGGTGCCGATCATGCAGATGCTTGATCAGCACGGCCAGCGCAAAACAACTGCCCTGCGCGCATTCGAAGGTCGTCTCCAGGGCGACCTTCATGTAGGGCGCGATGAGATCGTCGAACTCAGGTTCTTCTTCGGTCACGATCCTGCTCCCTCGGTGGTGGATGGCGTAGCGGTCGCCACCGCCGAGGGTAGCAGCCCTCGCAGCACGGAGGGCCGGTGATGGCTCGTCTGCAAGGCTTCATTGCGTGGCTCGTCCTGCGGGCGGTCTTTCCGCGAGCGCTATGGCGAGCACGTGTCGTAGTTGTTCTGCCGCTGCGGGGTCCAACGAAACAGGCAGATGCGCTGTTTTCGTCCCTTGCGGATCGCCAATCTCGAACTTCAGCAGAAGCGACTCGTTCAGGGCGTCCCAGCCGCCATCCACGATGCGTCGTATGTGAAACAGGTGGGGGAATTCGACTACTCCCAAAAGGCTTCGGTCATCGGTTGTCATCGGCTGCTCCCTCGGTGGTGGATGGCGTAGCGGTCGCCACCGCCGAGGGTAGCAGCCATTCCCGCGAGGAGACGCGGTGATGGCCGACGGCTCTCGCGATCTGCAACGCTGGCATTCGGCCGCCGATCTGGCAGGGCTGCCCGGCATGCCTGGAACCGAGCGACGGGTGCGCGCTCGCGCGGTACGGGAAAGCTGGCAATCGCGCAATCGCGCCTTCGGCAAGGGCCGCGAATACTCCTTCGACGCCCTGCCTGAGAAGACGAAGGCGGCGCTGCTGCTGCGCTCGGCACCCGGCCCGAAAACGGCCGCGCTGGAATGCAATCCCCGCAGCGCAGTCATTGCGTCCGCCGACTACATCGCCGCCCTCTGGCGTCGCTACGAAACCTGCGGCAAGTCCTTGCAGGACGAAGCCGGCCGCCGCCTGCGCGCCCTACAGGCCGTCGACGCCCTGGTCGCGCAGGGCACCGGCCTCTTGCAAGCCCGCGCCCTGATCGCCGATCAGATCGTCGTTGCCGGCGGTCGCGGCAGCGTCGCCAGCCTCGGCCGCTGGGCCGACCGGGTCGCCCGTCTCGAACCGCAGCACCGCCTCGCCGCCCTCATTCCAGCCTTCTGTGGCCGCACCGTCGCCGCCGAGATCGACGCCGAGGCGTGGAACCTGTTCAAAGCCGACTACCTGCGCCTCGAGCAGCCCACCGCCACCAGTTGCCACGAACGCCTGCAACGCATCGCCCGCGCGCGCGGCTGGACGCTCCCCTCGCTGCGCACTTTCGAGCGCCGCATCGAACGCGAGATTCCGCGCGGGGTCATCATCCTGCGCCGTCAGGGCAGCGAAGCGCTCGAGCGCACCTTCCCCGCGCAGGAGCGCGACCGCTCCGCGTTCCATGCGATCGAGGCCGTCAACAGCGACGGCCACAAGTTCGACGTCTTCGCCCGCTCGCCAATGGGCGACGTGGTGCGCCCGATCCTGGTCGGCGTGCAGGACCTCTACAGCGGCAAGCTGGTCGGCTGGCGCATTGTCGAAACCGAATCCTCCGACCCGATCCGCCTCGCCTTCCGCGACCTGATCGAACGCTACGGAATCCCCTCGAAAGCGTGGCTCGACAACGGCCGCGGCTTCGCGTCGAAGATGATCACCGGCGGCACGCCCAACCGCTACCGCTTCAAGGTTCGCGAGGACGACCCGGTCGGCATCCTGGTCAACCTCGGCATCGAGGTGCACTGGACGACGCCATACCACGGTCAGGCCAAGCCCATCGAGCGCGCCTGGCGCGACCTGTGCGACCGCATCGCCAAGCACCCGGCGTTCGCCGGGGCCTACACCGGCAACAAGCCCGACGCGAAACCTGAGAACTACGGCAGCAAGGCCGTGCCGTGGGCCGAGTTCTGCCGCGTCGTCAACGAAGAAATCGCCGCCCACAACGCCCGCATCAAGCGCCGCACCCGCATCTGCGGCGGCATCCACAGCTTCGACGACGTCTTCGCGGCCAGCTATGCGCAGTCGACGATCCGCCGCGCCACCGTCGAGCAGCTGCGCCAGCTCCTGCTCACCGCCGAAGTCGTGCAGGCCGACACCGAGAGCGCCTCCGTGCGTCTGTCCGGCAACCGCTACTGGCACGAAGCGTTGTCGCCGCACGCCGGCCGCAAGCTGCTGATCCGCTTCGACCCCGAGCAACTGCACCAGGCGGTGCAGATCTACACGCTCGACAACGTGTTCATCTGCGCGGCCGACTGCATCGCCGCGGTCGGCTTCGCCGACACCAACGCCGCCCGCGAACACGCCCGCGCGCGCAAGCAGTACCTGCGCGCGATCAAGGACCAGGCCAAAGCCGAAATCCGCATGGACGCCGCGCGGGTCGCCGCGCAGTTGCCCTCGGTCGTGCCGCCCGAACTGCCCGCGCCGGCCGTCATCGCCCCGTTGTTCAACGTCCCGCGCGAACGCCCGGTCGCGCCGGTGCCACTCGCCCGCACCGGCACCGACGACGGCCGCGAATCGGCCCTCGACGGCCATTTGAAGCGCCTTCAAGAACGCCGCAACGCCGCCACTGGTTTCGAACAACCCACCGACTGACCGCAACACCAACCGGGGAAAAACATGACCGCAACCCAACCCGATCGCCCGCTCCGCGACCTTGTGCGGCAGGCGATCGAACAAGACCCGACGCTGAACCAGGCGCGCGTCGCCCGCGAAATCGGCCACGGCGTGTCTTCCGCCACGCTGTCGCAATGGCTCTCCTACGCCTACGCCGGCGACAATGCGAAGGTCGAGGCGCGCGTCGCCACGTGGTTCGCCAGCTACGAAGAGAAGCGCACCAGCAGCGCCCTGCCCGAGGCCCCCGCGTGGGTGCCCACGCCCACCGCCGAGCGCATCCAGTCCGCGTTGCGCTACGCGCAGCTCGCGCAGGACATCGTCATCATCTACGGGCCGGCCGGCGTCTCCAAGACGAAGGCGTGCGAGCAGTACGCCACCACCGCCCCGGCGGTCTGGCACGTCACCATGTCGCCGGCGACGGTCAGCGTCAACGCCACCCTCGAACACATCGCCAGCAAGACCGGCATCCGCTCCCTGCTGCGCGGCGGCTTCGCCATGCAGGGCCAGTTGATCGCCCGCCTCACCGGCACGCAGGGGCTGCTGATCATCGACGAAGCCCAGCACCTGGGCGTGCAGGCGCTCGACGAGATTCGCAGCATCCACGATGCCAGCAAGATCGGCGTCGCCCTGGTCGGTAACGAAATCGTCTACAGCCGCATGACCGGCGGCAACCGCGCGCCCTACCTCGACCGCCTTTTCTCGCGCATCGGCAAGCGCGTCTCGCTGCGCGGGCCATCCGACGCCGACATCGACGCGATGATCGACGCCTGGTCGATCACCGACGCCGGCTGCCGCCGCCAGATCCGCGAAATCGGCAAGCGCCCCGGCGCGCTGCGCGTGCTCACCAAGGTGATGCGCCTGGCCGCCAGCTATGCGGCCGCGCAGGAGCACCCGCTTTGCTGCGACGACGTTCGCACCGCGTGGCGCGAGCTGGGTGTCGTCGAATGAGATTCCACGCGCTCTTGCGCCGCAGCGCTTTCGCCCCGACCGGAGGAGGTGAGTAGTGTCCGCACCCAGCCCCACCATCGAACAGATCGACGCCGAGCACGCGCCGCACTACGACCGCCTGCTGACGCCCGCGACCGTGCTCGACTTCCTCGCCGACCACGTCGGCGCGGGCAACGGGCTGACCGCGCGCCAGTGCGTGCAGGCCATCTGCGGCTTCGCCACCGCCCAGGGCGAGCGCCACCTGCGTCAGATCGTGGTGGAGCTGCGCCGCGCCGGGCATCCGGTGTGCGCCACGCCGGGCAATGGCTACTTCCTCGCCGCCGACGATGCCGAGCTCGAAGCCACCTGCGAGTTCCTGCTCGACCGCGCCATGACCAGCCTCACCCAGATCGGCGCGCTGCGCCGGGTGGCGATGCCCGATCTGCGCGGGCAACTCGGCTTGCCACTGAGTAGCCGGGAATCGGGAAACGGGAATCGGGAATCGCAAAAGCCCGACACGGCCACATCCAACGCCAAGGCCCACGCATGAACGCCATGAACGACATCGTCAACACCCAGCTCAAGGCGGCGATGGCCGCGCTGCACGTCCTCGACGATGCCGGCGCTACCGTGCTGAACGTCGCCCTGGGCGATCGCCGGCCGGTCATCACCATCGACAGCGCGCCGGCCTCCGTGTTCGTGCGCGGCGCGCTGCACGCGCGCGTCCGCATCGGCAACCACGTGCGCCGGACGATGGCCGCGAGCGTCCACGGCTGCCAGGTCGAATGGCAGGAATCCCACGCCATCAAGCCCCCGGCGGCGAGGGTTGCCGACGACGACGAGCTGCCGCCGGTGCTCGGCGAGGCGCTGCGCGACCTCGCCGACCCGTACCGCCTCGCCACCCGCGACGACGCGCCATGAGTCACCGCCGAAGCGCCACCCAGCGCTACTTCGAGTTCGCCCTCTGGGCCGGACGCCGCCGGCTGCCGCCCAGCCCGCGCGAGGTGGCTGAATTTTTCGGCGTGCACGTGCAATCCGCGCGCGCCATCCGTCAGGCGTGGCTCGATGCCCGCACCACGTCGGCGGTGCGGCTGGCGCAAGCCTGCGCCGAGCGCATCGAGGGCGACCCGCACCGTGAGCCAAGCGAGCCAACCGTGAGCCAAGCCAACCCAAGGAGTATCCCATGAGCCGCAGCGTCGCCCGCATGAAAATCCCCGCCGTCGAACACTTCATCTGCCAGTCCCGCCAGCAGACCAGCGAGGCCATCGCCGAGATCGGCCAGCGCCAGCGCGAGCGCGACCGCGTGCAGGCGGCCATGAACGACGAGCTGGCGAGCGTGCGCGCCAAATACGAGGCCAGCGCCAAGCCGCACGCCGAGCGCATCGCCGAGTTGACGCGCGCCGTCAACGGCTGGTGCGAGGCCCATCGCGCTGAGCTGACGCAGTCCGGCAAGGTCAAAACCCACCTGTTCGCCACCGGCGAAGTGCGCTGGCGCCTGCGGCCGCCGTCGATCGTCGTGCGCGGTGCCGAGGCCGTCGTCGGCACCCTGCAAAAGCTCGGTCTGGGGCGATTCTTGCGCACCAAGATCGAAATCGACAAAGAAGCCCTGTTGAAGGAACCGGACGTGGCCAAGCAGGTCGGCGGCATCGGCCTGACCCAGAAAGAGGATTTCGTCATCGTCCCGGCGGAAACGCAGTTAGAAGAGGTGCAATCGTGAGCGCCACCGCCGCCAGCCTGATCGCCGAGCAGCGCAGCCACCGCGAGCACAGCGCGCAGCTGATGAACACCGCCATCGCAATCGCCGACGCCGTGGTGCGCAGCGAGATCGAGTGCTACGCGGTCGGCAGCGAACACGGCGGCCACCTGTGGTGGAACATCCAGGACATCGACTGGCGCGACGAAGTCATCCACGCCGTCGCCGCCCGCGCCATCGGCAATGCCCTGAAATACATCGGCCTGCGCAGCCCAGACGCCTTTCCGTGGCGCTTCATCCGCCACCCCGAGCGGCCCGAGCTGGTGCGCTTCGAGGACAAGCCGCAGCCGTGAACGCCCGCCGAACCACCGCCCGCGCGCCGCTGCGCACCCGGCAACTGGCCGCCATCCACGCCTGCGCCAAGCAACTGGCGCTCGATGACGACAGCTACCGCGCGCTGCTGGCACGCATCACCGGCCAGCGCAGCGCCGGCCACCTGTCGGCGCGCGACCGCGCCCGCGTGCTCGAAGAATTGCACCGCCTCGGTGCCACCGCCGCGCGGCAGATGCGCCGCGCCGTGCCGCCCGCCACGCCGACCCCGCAGGTTGCCGCCGCGCAACAGGCGTTGCTCGGCAAGATCGGCGCGATCCTCGCCGACAGTGGCCGCGACTGGCCCTACGCCCAGGGCATCGCGAAGCGGATGTTCAAGCGCGAGCGCCTCGAATGGCTGCGCGCCGACGAACTGCACAAGCTGGTGGCGGCGCTGATGTACGACCAGCGGCGGCGGCACAAGGGGGCCGCGTCGTGAGCCTATGCCACGGCCCGCTGCTGTGCTTCCCAACCCACGCAGGCCAGCCACACGGTCAGCGGGATGGGTTTCGCGCCCGAAAGGTAGTAATTCAGCATGCGCCGGCTGATGCCGATGGCGGCTGCGGCTTTTTCCTGCGTCAATCCGCTGCGGTCCAGCCAGTTCCACAGGCGTTCGTGGCCCACGCCGCCGCTTTGCTCCACGGCCAGATTGCGCAGGTTGTCGGCGGCCAGCTCCAGCTCGTCGGCGATGAACACCACATAGCCGCCGCGCGCATCCAGCCGCGCGCGCTTGAACACGGACGGCTCGGCCAGCGCGCGCAAGGGCTTGCGCCGCGCCCAGTCTTTCAGACTCACCGTGGCGCTGTAGCCATCGGCGAATTTCAGCGCCAGCCGCAGATCGGCCAGCGGCGTGGCGACGGTCAGGGTGTGTTGCGGTTCGTGGATCATGGATTGCACTCCTTGAAGATGCGGTGGCACAGCGCGCGGTGGGCCGCGATCCACGCCAGCGCCTCGGCGATGTCGCGGGCTTTCACATCGCGGCTGGTCACGGCCAGCGTGTCGATGTTCACCATCGCATCGCGGCGGTCGGCCAGCACCACATGCACATGCGCCGGACGATGGTCGGGCGTGTTGACCCGGATGGTGGTGGTGCCGAGGCGGTGCAGGGTGGGCATGGCGATCAGTATTGTGCAACTGTTGCACATTGTCAAGCGCCGTTCGTCGGCGCGCTTGACAGCGCGCCAGGGTTCGGAGCAGGCTTGCCTCGCTGTGGTACATCCCGCAGCCGGGTCGGAAGCCCGAAATCTAGGCGCGCAAGCGCCCATCGTCGGATCGGCGCTTTTTTCATGCCCTCCGTTCGGCGGTGGGCGCGCTCTCCAGTCAATGGCGGGCGGCGCGGGTCGCCGCAAGGCGAGCCGGTTCCTAGACCGGTCTTCCAACCCGCGTCGTCCGTCTCCGCTTGGAAGCGCAGAGGCGGACTCCATCACTTCTAGGAGTCCCAAATGAACGTTTTTTCTACCCGTTTTCACGACTGCGAACTGACGATCCACAATCTTGAAGGTCAACGGTGGTTCACCGGTGCCGACATTGCCCGCGCGCTCGAATATGCGGATGCGGCCAAGATCACCAGCCTCTATCGTCGTCATGCAGACGAATTCGATCCATCGATGACCTGCTGCTTCAAATTGAAGCAGCAGGGCCAAATGCGCAGCGTCCGCGTCTTTAGCAAAGTCGGTGCTCAAGTTCTGACGATGCTTTCCAAGAGTAAGCGCGCAGCCGAGTTCCGCCGCTGGGTGCTTCATGTCTTCAACGAAGTTACTGCTGCGTCAGCCGAGCTACCCGCCCAGCCCGCGCCGATCGCCGCCGAGCCGCCGGTTTCCCGCATCGAGCCTGCCACCGTCGAACGCGCCGCCCCCGCGCTGCCGCTGTCGCCGCCGCAACCCACCATCGCCGTCGCCGATTACATCGCCCTGCAAGCGCGGCTGATCGAAACGCAAGAGCGCTTGCTGGCCGCCAGCGGCACCCGCCGCCGCAAGGCCGCCGTCAAGCCGATGACCGCCGACGAGATCGCGCAGATGCGCCACCTGCGCGCCGCCGGGCTGCCCTGCGCCGAAATCGCCCGCCGCCTCGGGCGCAGCTCCGGCGCGGTATCGCTGCTCACCCGCGACGTGCAGGCGTCGGCCGATCTGTTCGGCGGTGCCGCATGAACGCCGCCCCGTACCGCACCTTGTTCACCGCCCTCGACGAAGCGCATGAGGTGCAAACCTGCCTCACCTCCGTCTACGACCTGATGGGCGTCGATTCCGACCTCGACGCCCGCGCCGGCGGTGCCCGTGAGCGGCTGGCCACCCTGCTGGGCTACCTGCTGCGCCGGCAGACGGCGGCGATGGATGCCATCGACGACGCCCTGCGGCAGACCACGCCGACGCCATGACCGACCTGCTCGACCACCATCACGACGACTTGCCGACCTTGCTCGCGCACGCCGCCCCCACGCCCGAGCTGCGGGCGCGCTGGCCGCAGGCGCTGGCCGACATGGTCGATCTGGTGGTGGCCGTGCAGCGTCGGCGCGGCCGCAGCCACGACGAGGCGCTGGGCGACGCTGAAGCCTGCGCACTGGCCATCGGCCAGTACCACGGCGGCCGGCAGTGGTATCTTCCCTCGGGCGAGCGGCTGCGCACCGCCGCCCGCGACCGCATCATCTGGCTCGACTACAAAGGCCGGCAAGACCTGCCGGCCCTGATGCGCCGCTGGCGCATCGGCGAGCGCCGGCTGGAGCAGATTCTGGCCGAGCAAAAGGCGCTGGATGGGTCGCAGGGGAAGTTGTTCGGGTGAAGCGGCGACGAGACAATGGCCGTCGAAGGAACCAATATGGATCTGCTCTGGCAGGACGAATGGATCACGATGGCGCGTCGCGCGTGGTCTGCGGGCGACATCAATAACGCCCGCATGTGCTACCAGAAGGCCGCTTACGGTTACAAACACTGGACGCCAGAACAAAACGATCAATTCCGCAGCGAAATGGCCGACTTCGTACAGGAAGACCCGGTGTACGAGGCGGTCATGAAGAACGTGCTCGAACATCTGGAAGCCAACCCCGGCACGATCCAGGCGAACGTCGGAAAATTGATGGACGACGACAGCCGCGAACTCTTCAACTACGCCCTGTATTTCGGCGCGGTGTGCGGCACCATCGTGCGCGTCAAGTCCGGTCGCAGCTACAAGCTCTACTTGCCCGATCAAATCCAGGAGCCAGCACCATGACCCGAAATCTACTCATCCCCGCCGCCTGCCGCTCGATGCGATTCAACGCATGCGCATTGCTTGCGCTGGCAGCCTTGGTTTTGGTCGCGTGCGCTACCCATGAGGATTCGCTGACATCGAATGCCGAGCGCGCAGTGCGTTCACAGTTGAAAGACCCCGATTCAGCCCAGTTTGGCGCAGTCTTCATCGTTCCCGCTGCGAAACATGGTAGCGAGCAAAGGATGACGGTCTGCGGCTCTGTGAATGCACGCAACAGCTTCGGCGGCTATGCGGGAATGGATCGCTTCGTCGTCGATGGTGCCGTCTACGACGATACGGGCTCGACTTCGATTTTTGGTGTCACCTTCGAGGGTAGTACTCGTTCCCAATCAACTTCAGGCCGAGCCCAGCCGAACGAAACGGACTTCGAGTTGCGGGAATGGAATGCGCTCTGTGTAGATCCGACTCACCCAGCGACGTTTACGGGCATTTCGACCGACTGATGAAAGCCGTTGCCGAGGATGCGCTCATGAAACGCGACATGGACACAATCCGTCGCATCGTTCTGGCAGTGCGTAGCGCCAGTGGCGCGGTCACGTTTGGTGATGTTGTGGGCATTGACCAAGCCGAATTCGCCATGCACGCGCAGTTGCTGGAAGAAGCGGGACTCGTGCAAGCATCCGTGGCAGCGACGGCAAAACGTACGGCAACGAACGCCATCATTTACAGGCTTACATGGCAAGGTCAGGACTTCTCCGACTCCATCGTCGACGACACGCTATGGAACAAGGCCAAGGAGCACGTCCTCAAGCCTTCAGCGTCATGGACGTTCGGCGTTCTGCTGGACTTTCTCAAGATCGAAATCCGCCGCCGCATCCCCGGCCTCGATAGCCTTGCGTAACTGCTGCGCGCAATTCCAGTAGCAGATCGCGCCGTGCTCGATCAGTCGCTTGCCCATCGGGTCGGGCTCATGGTCGGCGCTGGCAAACTTGCTCGCGGCGATGCGCTCCCAATCGTTGGCCAGTTGTTGCAGGCTCTGGCGTTCCTTTTCGCTGCCCATATGCGCCCCTCCACGGTAAGGCTCGCAGCTTGTTCGCGCGCGCGCGTGAACGCTGGCCGAAACCTTTCGCCCCGCGTGTGGGCCATCGCCCCGTAGCCTGACGTTGGCCGCTGAAAACTGGATCCCCGCCAGCAGCGCGCTTCGGGTGCCGTCGCTCTCCCTCGGCGGCATCCGACCTATTTCGTCAGGAGGCTTCGTGTTCGCATTTTCCGCCCATTCCGAAGCGCTTCTGGCCACGGTAAAACCCGAGTTGGCGGCGGTGGCGCGGGCCGCGCTGGCGCGCTCGACGGTGGATTTCGGCATCGTCCAGGGCAATCGCACGCCAGACGAGCAACAGCGCCTGTACGGTCAGGGCCGCAGCGCCGCGCAGTGCGCGGCCGCAGGCGTGCCGGTCGAATACGCGCAGCCGGGCAAGCCCGAAGTGACCTGGACGCTCAAGTCCAACCACATCGGCGGCAATGCCATCGATGTATGCCCGTTCGTCGATGGCTCGCCGCAGTGGGACAACGACGGTCACCTCGGCCTGTGGCCGGCGATTGCCACCGCCTTCGATGCGGCGGCGCAGGCGCAGGGCATCACGATCTACTGGGGCGGCCGCTGGGCCGGTCGCAGCGATCGCCCGCACTTTTCGCTGGTGGCGGGCTGATGCCGCGCGTCGTTCCCGACTGGCGCAACGCCTGGCGCTGGCTGTCGATGCACGCGATGGCGTGGTCGGCGGCCATCCTGCTGGCCTACACGTCGCTGCCGCCGTCCTTCATCGCCCGCGTGCCGGAGTGGGCCGTCAACGCCATCGTCGCCGCCGTGCTGGTGCTGGGTATGGTCGGGCGTCTGGTGGATCAAACCCAATCCAATCCATCCAAAACCGACCCGACAGGAGCCAACCCATGAATACCCGCATCCTCCATTCCATCGCGCTTGGCGTGCTCTGCCTCGCCACGTCCACCCTCACGCTCACCGCTTGCAGCTCGATCCCGCAGGGTGCGCAGGCGCAGCAGGACATCGCTGGCACCTGTATCGCCATCGCCGCCGCCGAAAACGCCTACGTGCTCGCCGCCAAGGCCGGCAAGGTGGCCCCGGCCACCACCGCGCACGTGCAGCAGTGGATCGCGATCAAGCAGCCGGTGTGCAACGTCACCCCGGAGCCGGCGAGCATCCCGGCGGCGCTCTACGCGGCGCTGTTGCAGGCCGCGCCGGCGTTCACCGCCGCCGCCCAGGGAAACGCCGTGCCGGCCCCGCCGGCCACGCACTGACCGCCTGCGCCTTGCGCTGGCGCTTCCCGCCGCGCTCCGATTCGCCTTCCATCATCGAGAACCGACATGCCCATCACCGACATCCTGCAAACCATCGAAAGCCTCGCCCCCGAGATCGCCGCGATCGTCGCGGGTATCGACCCGAAGATCGCCTCCACCGTGACCGCAGCCGAGCAGGCACTGGTGGCGCTGGCTCCGCTGGTGAGCCAGTTCCAGGCGCTGCGCGCCGCCAAGGACGGCGTCGATCCGGCGCTGTGGGCGCAGATCGTGGCCAGTAACGTCGCGGCCGATGCCGCCGTCGCGGCGCTGCCGCAGGGCTGATCGTGATCGACGAGATCGACATCGCCAACGAGCGCATCGATCGCGATCTGGCGGCGGCCATCGCCGCCCAGCTCGCCCGCAGCGACGGCGAGCCGGTCTCCATCGACGGCCTGTGTGTCGATTGCGGCGACGCCATCGAACCGGCGCGGCTGCACGCGCTGCGTCACTGCACGGTGCGTTGCGCCGCCTGCGCGCGGCAGTTCGAGGATGCGCTGCGCGGGGTGCTTCCGTGAAAAACATCTGGTGGTTCGACGCCGTCAACGAGCTGGTGCTGGTCGGCAGCGTGCTGATCAACATCTACTTGTGGTTCAAGTCCAAGACGGACAAGCGATTCGAGCTGATCGCCAACCACGCCAGCGACGCCAACGAGCGGCTTCTCAATGCCGTGAGCGAGCGCAAGGCCGACGTGGCCGGACTGGACAAGCGCGTGTCGCTGATCGAATCGCGGCTGGAAACCATCCCCACCCACGACGATCTGAACGACATCCGCAAGACCGTGACCGACATCAGCGGCACGGTCGCGCGCATCGAAGAGCGCTCCAACTTCACCATCGATTCGATGCGTCGAATCGAGCGGCACCTGCTGGATAGTCCATGAAATCCTTCGCCGACCGCCTGCTGGAAGACCGCCGCCTGGCGCTGCTGCGCATCCTTGCCGAGCAGGCCGGCTACAAGGCCAACTCGACGGTGCTGGCGGTGGCGCTGGATGCCTTCGGCCATGCGGTGAGCCGCGATTTCGTGCGCGGCCAATTGGCGTGGCTGGCAGAACAGGGCTTGCTGCGCATCGACGATCTGGGCGCGGTGCTGCTGGCCACACTGACCGAGCGCGGGCTGGATGTGGCCAATGGCGTGGCGTCCGTGCCCGGCGTCGCCCGGCCGGGGGCCTGACATGGCCCGGCGCAATGCCATCGAACGCTCGCCCGAGCAAGTGCGCGCCACCATCGACGGCCTGATCCGCAAAGGCCGTTTTACCCTCGATGAAATCCGCGATTACGTGCGTTTGCAGCACGGCGACGCCGCCGTGCCCAGCCGCTCCGGGCTGCATCGCTACACCCGCCAGCAATCCGAGATGCTGGAAAAGATGCGCGCCATCGACGCCGCCGCCCGGGTGGTGGTGGAAGAACTCGGCGAATCGCCCGACGATCGCGCCGGCGCGCTGCTGGTGCAATCGATTACCACCCTCGCCGCCGATGCCGCCATGCGTGCGCAGACCGAGGATGGCACCAGTATTGAAGATGTGCGCAAGCTCGCCCGCGCCGCCAAGGACGTGATGGGCGCGAGCCGGGTGAGCCGGCAGGAGCGCGAACAGCTTGCCCGGCTGACCCGCGAAAAGCTCGATGCCGCGCGCGCCGAGGTGCGCAAGCTCGGTGCCGGTGCCGGCATGACGGAGGCGACGATGGCCGCCATCGACGCCCGCCTGCAAGGCGTGGTGACGTGAGATGGGTGCCGCGCGCTGCATCCCGGCCGATCCGCAGGCGACCTTCCTGCCCTTCCAGACGCGCTGGATCAACGATCACAGCCGCCTGAAGCTGGCCCAGAAACCCCGGCAAGTCGGCTGGTCGTGGTCGGCGGCCTACGCTGCCGTGCGCCGCACCGCGCTCAGCGGCGCGCGCTTCGACCAATGGGTATCGAGCCGCGACGAAACCCAGGCGCGGCTGTTCATCGAAGACTGCAAGCTGTGGGCCGACGTGCTCCAGCTCGGCGCGGGCGATTACGGCGAGGAAGTGCTCGACGGCAGCGAAAAGCAGACCGCCTACGCCCTACGCTTCGTCAACGACCGTCGCATCCACAGCATGTCGAGCAACCCCGATGCGCAGGCCGGCAAGCGCGGCGGCCGCATCCTCGACGAGTTCGCTCTGCACAAGGATCCGCGCAAGCTCTGGGCCATCGCCTACCCCGGCATCACCTGGGGCGGCCAGCTCGAAGTGTTCAGCACCCATCGCGGCAGCCACAACTTCTTCAACCAGTTGATCCGCGAGATTCGCGAGGGCGGCAATCCCAAGGGCATCAGCCTGCACACCGTCACGCTGGAAGACGCGCTGGCGCAGGGCTTGTTGTACAAGCTGCAACAGAAGCTGCCGGCCGACGATGCGCGGCAAGAGATGGACGAGGACGCCTACTTCCAGTTCATCCGCTCGGGTTGCGTCGACGAAGAATCGTTCCAGCAGGAATACATGTGCCGGCCTGCCGACGACGATGCGGCCTTCCTCGAATACGACCTGATCGCGGCGTGCGAGTACGACGCCCTGGCCAACTGGCAGGCCATCGAGGGCCGCGAGCTGTACGTCGGCGTGGACATCGGCCGCAAGCGCGATCTCACCGTGATCTGGGTGGTCGAGCGCCTCGGCGACGTGCTCTACACGCGCGAGGTGATCGCCCTGCGCAACCTGCCCAAGCCCGAGCAGGAAGCCATCCTGTGGCCGTGGATCGCCCGCGCCCGGCGCACCTGCATCGACGGCACCGGCCTGGGCATCGGCTGGGTGGACGACGCCGTGCGTCGCTTCGGCGACTCCCGCGTCGAAGGCATCACCTTCACGTCCAAGGCCAAGGAAGCGCTGGCCTACCCGGTGCGCGGCGCGATGCAGGACCGCAAGCTGCGCATCCCCTACAGCCCGGCCATCCGCGCCGACCTGCGCTCGGTGAGCAAGCAAACCAGCATCGGCGGCAACATCCGCTTCACCGCCGAGCGCACCGCCGACGGCCAC